GTCAGCAGTAAATTGAAGAGCTGAAGGAATAATTAATTTAACTCCTTGCGCTGCAATTTTTAGGCCTCTTTCATCAGTGAAAGCAGCGATGTCGATTAAAGACTGCTCTAATGATGTTTCGTTCAACTCAGCAGGTGTTGTTAATTCGTTTGATAATGTACCCGCTAATGTTGGGTGGTCAGTAGCACAAAGCTCCTTACCATCTCCACCAGCAAAGTTCGAATCAAACGCATTGTTTAATACCGCTGCGCCTTTGATATTCTTAGTAGACGCCATAGATCTTGCTAACGCTTTTGTATATCTAGACGCAAGTCTGTCATACAAGTTATCTTCGATAGCTTCTTCTGTGATAGCGAATGCTAATGCAATCGTTTCGTTAGTGTATCTAGCTGTGAAAGTTTCTTGAGCATCGTCGTAGTCAACGCCTGATCCTTCAGGTTTAACTGCCGCATTTGAGAAACCAGCTAACATTACTTCTTCTTCAAAAGCTCTGTCAGATGTTTCTGTTTCGAAAATCTCATTCCACTCATCAGCATAGTTTTTATACTCAAGTCCAAATAGTGCATTTAGACCTGGCTCTAGTTCTTTAACTAGTTGTGCTCTTGATATTGCCATAGTTTATATACTCCTATTTAGCTTATTGATATAAGTTACTAGCTGAGTTCCACGCAACTCTAACGTTCACACCAGCTGCTGCCATATCGTCATTACCGATTTCATTCGCTGAACCTACTACTCTGAACATTTTAGTTTCAGCAGCAGAAGTAATGTCTAGTGTTACAGTTGATTGACCGCTTTTTGCGTCACTCGCAGTAAAGTTGTTACAATTAAAAACAGTTCCGATAGCAGTTTGTGCAACAGCATCATCCGCTTTACAAACATATTCTTGTTGCGGATTGTCGTTAACAAAACCTATACCATCACTGCTTCCAGTATTATAGTCAGTTCCGAACGTAGTGCTCGCAGCAACTGAATTTGCAAAAGTTGGTTTGCTTGTAGAGTTATCTATATAGAAAGCTCCATTGAATACACCAACCATAAGAGCGTGAGAAGCATTCGTGTAAGAAGCTCCACCTGTTCCTGTGTCATCAGTTGTCGCAAAACTAGCATCTTGTAAGTAACCTTGATCTCCAGAAGAATCCTGTAAAGATACCGGGTTATTTTGGAAGATGCCTACGCCTAGACCAGACTTGATTTTGTACTCAGATTGTCCTGAAGTCGCTGGAGTATTTCCAAGCGTCATAGAAGTTCTAAATCCAAAACCTGTTGTACTATCATTAGCCATAGTTTAGTTTTCCTTTTAATGTGTATTAACTCATAATAAGTTAATACGGGTTAATATTATTCGTTGGGTAGGAATCGTTAGAAGACTAACGTTTCTTTGTACCACCGAAGGTTACACTAGTATTAGATTCCCTGTGGAATTTCATACTTGGGTGCTGTTCCTTCAAAAGATCGTTATTAACTGCTTCTTCTTTAGCCTCGTTTTGCTTTTTATAATAAGCATCGATTTGAAGCGCGATCTCTTCTGGTATCCTTGCCAGCAAAAGGCCTCCCACTCCGATAACTCCAGCGTATCTACCTTCAGTCATCTCAGGAAAATTAGATTCAGGATATTCATCAGCTCTCACTAATTCATAACCTTCTCTCAACGAAGACGCTACATTTTTAGTGTCTTGTTGACCGAGGATCTCGGCTCTTATCCATTGATGTCTAAATCCAGTTGGCGCTGGTGGTGCATCAAGTGAGTTGGGTGGAGTCCAAACTTTTTTAAGTTCAGCTTTCGCTCTTGTTTGGCTCGCACGTGAAGTTTTTATATTTTCGTTGTCCATTTTACGCTCCTTCCGTGATGTTTAATTGTCTTGCGTATTCTTCAAGTGGCACACCTAATCTTTTAGCGATTGCTACCTGTGAAGGTGTGAGCTTAACAGTTTTTTTGCGTCCTGTTGAGGCCGAACGTTTAGCCGAAGCTACATTTTGAACCGGTTTGGCTCTTTCTGTAGTATTGTCCTCTACCTTATCAAATTTATGCGGAAATTCAAGTCTGATTCTTTTATCAACTTCTGCATAATACTCGTCAGATTTGGGGTCAAAACCTTCTTCTTCTACTAGCTTTTTATGTAAATCAAAAGCAGTATAAGTCATAGCTGAATCATTACCAAACCAAGGATTTCTCAATGCCCAGTCTTCTGCTTTTGGGTCAGTTGCTGGTTGTTGAGTTCTTTGAGGTGTAATAGTTACATCTTTTTGAGGTTCAGGCTTAGATTCTTCTGCAACTTTCATTGCATTTAATCTAGCTGCATCCATTGTTAAATTAGCAATTTGCTCTTGAGCTGCAATTTGCGCATCAACATTTTGAGATTCGATAGCATTTTTTAAAGCTAACTTGGCTGCTGCCATATTAGTTTTAACTCTACTTTCAAATTCAGATGTG